ATGCTCGTCTTTGTTTCTACAGGACTGGGATCGGCGAACAAAGGTGCCTTGAGGAAGTAGCCTAGCTTGAGCGGTGATGCATCTAGCCAGGACGAGAAAGCCTCGAAGTCGAAGTCTTTGAGCGCATCGCGCGCATAGTCTTCGAATTCAAGGTCAGGATCATTGGGGTATTGATCCTTGAACTTTTCATCAGACCCCCACTTGATGACAGGTGCCATCTTGAGAGAGCGGGGTGCCGCCAGGAGTTCATCAATTGTCTCCGCATCTGCCGCAAGAAGGGCAGGTCCGTGCTTAACGAACAGAATGCGAGAGCACAGCTCACCAATGATTGGTGTGGCGTGGTCAGTGAGATAGTAGGCGCGTGCTTTCTCAACCAGTTTTTCCTCAGGTAAAACGCCTTGCGTTTTAGGCGTAGTGTGAAACTTGGTCAAGTTGCGATACAGGTCACAGCAGGAGTTGGGATTGCCTTCCCAGACTCCTGAGGTGTACATCCGAGACAGGAATGTGACACCAAATTCTCCACGCCACACACACTCGGCAGTCAATTTCTGCCCGAGTTTGGCGGCGGTGCTCTCATAGAGCGCTACATCTATGTCGGGGGTGACACCGTCATCCCCGCCATACATGCCCAGCCTGGCCCAGGCTTCGTCCGGACCAATGAATTTGTCACCACGCTTCATGCGGCGGAAAGTCATGTATGCCAACATCGCATTGTCAATGGTGTTAAACAAAGATGTTTCCGCCGAGCCAGAAGCTCGTGAATAGCCCGTTTCATAACGGACTCCGGCAGACGTGACAGCATTCTGAGCATACTGGGACCGTTGGATTTCATCCAGGTCCTCAACGTACTCGCTGCCAAACGCCCGTGCCGTCACCGCGCGTTCAAGGTACCGCAGTGCATTCGACACCCGTCCGTCGAACCGCGAGAGGTCAGTGTTGACAATGGTGGTGGCGTTGCTCGCAATCGAAGCCACCCCCTCAGCGACTTCCCGCGGCGTGCGTCCAAATGCATACCACGGGTGGTCTTTGACAACATTGGCCAGTGCGTACACGTATTGTGACCAGCGCATCTTGTTCACTCCTTTGACGGTGGTGATGATACGGGGGTCCTTGGGCTGCGTGTACGCCTCACGTTTGAGGAATGTTGAAAACCCGTTGCTGGCCCACTCCGTGAGTGCATTCCAAAGAATGTTCTGTTGGGTGGGACGGCCTTGGCGGGCAAACACTTCATCCTCAGTGACTGGGTGCAATGAATGCGGTTCAGGAATGAGAAAAGTGACAAATTCATTCACCACTTGGGTGTAGAACCGGGTGATGGGGATTTCTGGGGCACGGACCTCGGTGATACGTCCTCGTACCGCCGCCCGGTGGTTTGACTCGCTGTTTGTCGGGGCATACGCGCCAAGCATCAGCGGGTGCATAAATGGCTCAAGGAGTGGTTTCTCCTCGTCCACGTACGCTCGTGAGTCCATGTCATAGGAGCTCACTGACTTGTCCACTGGGTACATCACGGCTGTTTTCGTCGCTGGGACTCCCGCACGGTGGTACGCCAACAGCAGGCTGGCTTTGGTGCGGCGATCTGCAATGTCACAGCCCTCCGGAAGCATCTGGAGGACGGTGGCAAGGGAGATCTTGCCTGCCGCTTGCTCAGCCAGCGTGCTGATTGCTTCATCGTGCGCCGCAGAAATTGTCGCCTCCGCATATTTCCCGGGCCGGCCCGTGCTAACAAGCATGGACGAGGCCGTCTTTATATGCAGGCGCGTGAACCCACCATGGGACACGCGCAACCGCCTAAGGGTTTGCGCCTCGAGGCAGTTCGCGAGCAAAGCGGCGGGCCCGCTCCACGACTCAAGCGGAGCGAGGAGGATTAGTGAGTGATGCTCATCCACCATCCTCCTCTCAACGCTGTAGAATGTGGTTCGGGCGTTCCAAAGGTCCCAGCGCCAACCTGTGGTGACTTTGAGCGTGTCAGCTCCATAGTCCCACAGCTCGTGTTTGTACTTCCCACTTCCAGCAACACTGTATTCAATGGTGTTGTCCTCGGCGAAGGTGAAACTGT